TGTACCGTCGTCATGAAAGTCTGCTACCGACGGGGTAAGCGTTGTGCCTAGTCGAGCGTCAAACACTAGATCGCCGTCACGCGACATAAACAAGCGACCTTGCTCGGCCTCGTTTACGTCAGACAAATAGCCAAGCACATTTGTGCCCTGTGCGACTGTGAACGCGGCTGCACCGCCAAGCGTCTGTGTGCCTGTAGCAATGTCGCGCGTTAGCGCTGGGAACGCAACCTCAGGCCGATCAAGTACGGCTGTAACTCGAGCGCTAGACAACTGCTCGCTAACGTTAAATTCGTCTAAAAATGTTTGTGCCAACAAATAAAAATCGTCTGCACAAAACACAGTCACCGTGTCAAGACCGCCCAATGCAAAGTTGTAGTCATAATTTACAATCACGCCAACAAACAAATATTCTTTGACGTTTAGCGAACTGTAACGCGACAAACGCACTCGACGCATAGGTGCAAGACCCGGTTGCGCTTGCGGTGTGTCGTAGTAAGGCGACTGCGTATCAAACGGGTTAAAAATGCCTGCCGTGTCAAGCATATTAAACGACATAGTGCCAGCACTAAATTGGTCGCCTTGATCGCGTCGCCCACGTTTAACCGTGATGCTGTTAACGCCATCAAGCACGCTCGCAAAATTTGTTGTACCGTTCAACACGTAGGTTGTGTTATTTAGCAAACCTGCAACTGGGTCGTCAAGCAAAAATGCGTCTTGAATAAACCCTGTGTCAATCTCTAAGTCATAGTTGCCACTAGCAACAACGGCTGTACCTGCCATTACGACGCAATCTGTAAGTCGAGTGGCCCGTTAGTGCGCTGGTAGGCCAGCAAACTGTTTAACACGCTTTGTCCGATCTCGGCGCTAGTTGACATACCGCCAGTCACGTTGATCGTTACGCCACCGCTACCACGCGCTGCGATACGTTCAGCCATACCAAACTCTGTTAACGCGCCTTGAATGGTTACTAAGTCGCCGCCGCCACCAACACCGCCGCCACCGCCACCAAACGAGCCACCGCCGCCGCCACCAGCGCCGCCACCGCCAATAATCGGCGACACTAAACCCGGCATTGTTGCGCCTGCCTCTCGAGCCATACGGTCAGCCGTACGCGTATCGCCTGTAACAGGTGTTGCACCGCCACCGCCGCCGCCTACACGACCAAGGCTAATTTCAGACATTTTTGGTATGTCTTTAAACGGGTTGATCAAATTCATTCCGTCAATAATTTTGTTAGTCATTCGTACGTGCGCATTAGCAACCATTTCAAAACCAGCAATTAAACTATTTAATACAAAATTTACGCCGTTTCTAAACGTTTCAAATTTTGTGTAAGCAATAGTCAAACCAGTTATTAACGCTGCAATACCGACTGCAATCAAACCAAACGGGTTCAACGCCATAGCAATATTTACAGCAACGATCGCGGCTGCGACTGCCGATATAGCGCCCGCAATAACCATAAACGCTTTAGGGTTGCGTTGCGCCCAATCCGCCATTGCCTGCAAATACGGCAACACTTTTTGCAACACGGGTAACAACGCCGCACCAATGCTCTCTTGAGTTTCAGCCAAACTGTTTTTCAATATTTTAAATTTGCCTGCTGCGGTTTCTGCTGATCGTGCGGCCGCGCCACCAAAATTGTCGTTTAACGCCATCATCACAACATCGAGCGATGCGCCCTCTTTAATAAGCCCTGCCATTTCAGGTGATAACGCACGTAGCCCTTTCATGTTGCCTGCGTACGCTTTGCTTAATGCGTCGCTGACGGTCGCCAAACTTAAACCCGTTGCAGTCGATACATCTTGAGCAAGTGTTAGCGCTTCGGTTGCTTGACCGACATCTTTAGTGCCAACAAGTAACGCCGCAAACGCTGGCCGTAACTCACTATCGGCAGTACCAGTCGCCCTCGACATAGCCGCAATCATGTCCTCAGTCGCCGCAACCGTCGCATCAGTAGCACCGACCACGTTTTGCATAGTGTTAGCCAAAATCGCTTGTTGCTGTTCATCTTCGGCTGCCGCTTTAGCCGCCAGCCCCAACGCACCTGCAACCGCCGTCAACGCCGCCGCTGCCGGCACAGCCGCTTTCTTGATTGCAAATTGTGCTTTCTCGCCGACAGTTTCTAACTGCTTAAATTCTTTGATCGCTTTGTCAATGCCTTTGCCGTCAAACTCGCTGACAATAGGTATAGATAGTGCCATGTTTATAACTCGCTTTGCACGGTACGCATAGTTTTAGCAATCATTTTTGTCATCTCTGCTTCGATATTGCGACGCGCTTTATACACGGCAGGCCCGATCAGTCGAGTGCGACCAGCGCCAACAAACCCGAGCGCATTACCTAACTTGTTTGCGTTTGCGCGACCTGCCGTTTCAAACACGGCTGCCGCAACATCTTTTTGTTCTATAAGTATTACGCCGACGGCGTTACGTCGAGTGTCAAACCGCATCTTGACCCCGTTGGCTGCCTTGCTTGGTACAAACGGGAATATTTTGCGGGCGTTTTGTGTCCACGCATAACGCATACCCGATAACGGCAAATCTTTGTAAACGGCTTTGCCTGCGTTGATTGCTGGCTGGGCGATTGCGGTTGCGTCAGCCTTAAAATCTTTTTGCAACTGCGGGTCAATTTTACGCAACGAGTTGATCGTCTGTTTAACCCCGACGACCTCAATAGTTGTTGATGCTGGCATTGCGCTACCTCTTTTGCTTATTTAATATCGTAATGACTGTGATTAGGTCGCGCGTGTCAAACTCGATTGCCGTAGGCCAGTACCCTGTTGCAACTAATAATTCGGCTAGTTGCCGTCGGTAACTGCCTACGCCGTAGGGTTTGGGTCTGTCTCGTCGATCGCCTCAATCGTCATGTTCGGGTTTGCTTTAACCCAGTCGCGATATGTTGCAGGCATTTTTTCGCCGCTAAGTTTCAGCAAGTTGTACGCCCAGCAAACTAGATCGGTGTAGCCGATGCCTTTGCCGTCGCTAATTTTGCGACCCTCAGTTTTTTCCCACTCGCAAATAACAAACATATTGGTTGTTAATTCGAGTGGCGCTGTGCCGTCTTGTAGATCAACTTTTAGTTTTAATCTCATTGCCTGTTCCTGTTCTCGGCCAGTATTGGCACGTTAGATCATGTTACGTCAACTGTGTAACTGCCACCAACAAGCTCGATGTCGTACGTTGACAATTCGCCAAGGTTTGCATTGACAACTGGCAACGCGCTTAAAAACGTGTTGGTCAACTCAAACCCGGGGTTAGTGGCGGTGTTCGCGCCCGATGCTGGCGTTACTTTGATGTAACACTTTGTGCCGACGAGTACTGAGAGCAACGCGTATGACTCACTTGACGCGTATGACGCATAGAGCGTCAATGTCGCGCTGTTTGATTGCAGGCCTGCTGTGTTGGTGCGGGCGGTTGAACCGAACGCGGTGTCTTCAAGTGCTTCGACAACGTAGTTGACGGTGACTGCCGATACTTGGTCGGTGATATCGGTCGTTGCAGCGCTTGACGCACCGATTAAAACGACTGGGTTTGATAGATAGGTGCTAGTTGGCATTGTTACTCCTTAGTTGTCTGTATTAGTTTTACCATAACGGCTGTGTGTTTGTGTGCATTACGCAGTTTGCGCTTGTACGCCAACCGCTAGGTCGTAGCACGGGTATTCTTGCCCGCCTATGTCGAGTGTGCCGGGGCGACCCGACATGACGATTATTGCCGACCCTAAAACGGTTGCGGTGATTTGCAGTATTTCGCGCAACACGGGTAGCCCTGCTGGGCCACTACCGACAACTTTGATCGGGTAGTCCATGCGTACGATGTTGCCGTTGCCAGCGATTGTCGTAAAACTTGGTGCTTGAATAAACACACAATTTGGCACAAGTTTGGTTGGGTCGGTCACGACACGCAACGACGTGATCGCCGTAAGCGTCGTAGCGAGATCGTCTAGCGTCTCGTTGAATAGGTCTGTGTATGGTGCGGGCATCAGGCAACCGCTGGTCGGTCAATACCTAACAACTGTTTAACGATGGGGGTTAACGATTGTTGGGGTGCTGTACCCATGCCGTCAAACGACGCAAACACGTTTTCGAGCGAGCCACGCGAACGCCACAACGCGGCGCTGTACATTAAAGTGCCGAGCGTGACATCACCGCTAGGCGACGTGCTAAGGCTGTCGTTGTAGCCTGCCTCGGCTCGACGGCGACTGCAAAACTGGTTGCCAGCGCTCACGGCTTGCGTAATCAGCGTGTAGTCATCTGACGGGTTAGTTATCGACACACCCAAATAGGTGACTAAATTGGCGGCCGTAATCCATGTGCAAGTCGGCGTGAACGCAACCGTGCCGGTGTAAAACGCGCTGTACTCGACTGCATCGCCTGTGCAGGCGTACAGCACTTGATTAGCGCGCGGTACGTTTTCGTTAAATGTCCATTCGCCTGTTGTGCTATCTATGCCCGTGTATTCGTATTGCGGGCATGACAACACAATGAACGTGCCGTTAAACGGTGCGGCAATGCTTGCCACAACTATGCTGTCGCCAACCTGTATGTCGGTTGGCTCGAGCGTAGATATGCAGGCGTAGTTATTTAATAACTGTTTTGACGCTGTTAGATATGTTGCCATAGCGGTTAGGCCGCTATGCGATTAGGCGATCGCGATTGACTGGATAAACGACGACTTAGCAACAAAGGTTGCAAAGTATCCGTAGTACGAGAACGTGCGCGACAATGTTGACGGTACTTCTACCGACATGATGCCTTTCTGTTGTTCGTACACCTCGAAGCCCGGTGCGTAAACAACGAGCATGGTGCTTGCAGCGAAGTTGTTGTCAACTACAAGTTGCAAACCGAGTGGGTTCATCGAATTGTAATTCAATGCGCCTGACGCTGTACCCAACGAGTTTTGGCTAATAATGTTTTGGCCGTTTACTGCTGGGAACAATGGGCGCTTGCTGCCGTCTAACTGTGAACCAAGTTTTTCCCAAACGTCAGGTGAAACAAACAAGTGAGTTGGGAAATAGTTGCTGTCCTCTGCAATTTCTCGTGCAGCATCAAACAACGAATTGACCAACGACGTTGGGTTGTCCGCTGTGACTGTCCATGTCGAACCTGATGCGGTTTTGCCTGAAACCATGTTGTCGGCTGCAATGTTGTCAGTCGCAATAAGGTATTCGCCTGCAAGGTCGTTTAAGATCAAGTTCATTGACGCTGGGTCTGTGAAGTCCATGTCTTGTACCGACAAAGTTACTTGACCAGCAACGGTTGTTTTTGTAACTGTGTTTGATGCGATCACCATTGTCGTTGCTGATGCTGCCGAACCTTCGGTTTGTGTTGCTGCCGAAGTGTGCGTTGTGATCGTTGGGCGAATAAATGTTTTGCTTGGTGTGTTTGGCATTGCTCGAGCGCCCAACGCTGATACGACTGGTCGCACAAAGTTGAGGTCTTGGAATAGTGGGCCAAGAACTGGAACTGGCAACAGACCGGGTGTGTCGGTTGTAAGTACGTCGCCTGCGGCTGCTTGCAACGCGCTTTGGTTTTTGCGGTTAGCAGATTGAAACGCGTGATTTACTTTTGCGAACGTGTCGCCGCCGATGTGCATAGCGGCGAGGTATTCGCCTGCTGACGGCATCTTAAATTCTTGTTTTGGTTGCGCCCACAATTTGTCAACTGTTGACTGTGCTGCTTCAACTACTGGTGTTTCAATTTTGTCGCTCATGGTTGTTTCCTGTTCTGTGTCTTGTTCTGATTGTAACTCTACTTGTGGCTCGGTTTCGTGGATAGTCTCGTCGGGTGCGCTGGCTGCGACCTCGGTGATGACCGCGCCACTAAACGCGCCTTCGCTAACTAGCGATAATTCTGACCAGTTGGCGGCCTCAACGATCATTACGCCTGCTTCGTCGTAACTGAATTTTGTGGGTGTTACACCGACCGATACCGCGTCAATAACGCCGTCATTGGCGAGGGTAAGTGCTTCGTCGCCTAGTCGAGTGGCGCTGATTTTGGCCGTAAACATCATGCCTTGCGGGGTGTCCACACGCTCAACGACTTTGCCGACGATTTGGTTGCTGTCGTGTTGCATATAAAGTTTCGGGTCGCGCCCCGTGACTGGCAACGACCCTTGCAAAAACCGTACTTTTGTGCCGTCATTGACGGTCGCTGTTTCGTCGTAGGTGACTGCTACGCCTGAGATTGAGCGCGACGGCAAGCCCTCTGCCGCCGCTGCGTCAACCGTGATCTGTGAGGGGGTTAATCGGATCATAAATTTTATAGTACTCCATTTGGTATCGGGGTTTCGGAATTGTCTTCACGGTAGTCACTCATTGAGTATTCGCCCTTGAGGTAATCCTCAACGTCAAATTCGACGTATGTGCCGTTTGGTAGCACGTTGTTTTGGCTGAGTGTGCCAGCAATGCAATCGGCGCTGTCGCAATTGCTTTTTCGCTCATATAGACGATGCCTTGTATCGGCGACAAAAATTGCACGACATCGTTTGGGTCTAGGCTGCCGCCTTGAAAAATAATTTCTTTTGACGGCGCAAACCAAACCGGGCCTGACTGGTCGAGTGTTTGTACCATTGCGGCAGGTAGTCGAGTAAACGACGCCGGGTATCCGTCTGCGGTTCGTGACGTGATATACCAAAATGCGCGACCAAAGAAAAATAGATCGTCAAATGTCCACGACATAATAAAACTGTTTGGCAATGTTGGGTCTATGCGTCGCAACCAAGTGCGCGGCGCTAGTGGCACTTTTTCCATTTCGTCGCCGTTCCAAATTTCGTTGTACATTTTTAGTTGCATACAACCAAGCACCGATGCCATTAGATCGC